AGCTATAGTCGCATTGTCCAGACACACTAACAACTTTGAGTATTGGACGATAGATCAAAGCAAGGACAAGGACCTGGTTTTCGATCTCGTCGACGAGGCCAAGAAGATCGACAACGTCGCCAGAGCCCACGGCGATTTTAAAGCTTCGAACAACAAGCACTAGGAATTTTCGGCGGTTATTGACAGTGACTGTGTTTACGAACCAGGCATACCACCAGGTGTTACTGTCAATAAACCGCTGGAAACGATACAACAAGTGTTAGACGAAATATTGCCGGGCAATTCAGTCTTAAGTGTTGAACACGACGCCTCGTTGATCGAGCACAGTGATCTGAGTATCAATATTATCGGAAATTTCAAACTGAACGGAAGGCAAAGTGTCACTCTACTCAAACCTAGAAATAGTTTTAAACCTAATTTAAGAACTTCATGTGCCCCGGCCAGGCAACCCACTCAAAAACAGGCCATACTTTCTTTGAACAAACGTAACTGGGGCGGGTCTTCCGTTGCGTTCCCCAAAGATGTTCATATGTTCGCTACTGAAGTCTGGGACTATATGGGCGACACGTTTTTCATACCCGGCTGGCGCGGGAAGATAGTGGAGTTCAAACTTGAACCATTAAGACCGAATTCAGAAGATATGAAAGCGTGGTACAGGCTACAATCAGAATCTACTAAGTTGGCTATAATGCGCTGTGACGAGCAACTGACTGCAGAGATTGCACAATTCTCCAACGACACCTACCAATTCATACTTAAGAATCAACCCAAGGTTGCTCTAGACCTTAAGCCGCAGCAAATAATGACCACGGTACAAACGGTTATGTTTCACAACAAGGAGTTCAACGCCTTGTTCGGTCCACTGGTAAAAAGAGCGGACGAAAGATTCAGATCTCTGTTGCGCCCGAATTGCCTCTACAACAAAGGAAAGAATTTGGATCAGATTGAAGAATTTATTAATAATAACAATACCGTTTCTGGCGACGTCTTCAATCTGGAAAATGATTTTGGAGACTACGATAGGTCTCAATTAGCCGAAGCATTCTCGCTGGACGAAGTTACACTGCGCAACATGGGCCTCGACTTGGACTTACTTCACATATGGATGCAAGGTCATTACAAAAACACTAATATTTCTATATCCCTGGGGATAATATTGTATTTGCGTTTTCAAAGGAAGTCTGGCGACGTAACAACTGCGTTCGGAAACACCACTGTCAACATGGCGTCCACCGCATGGTGTTACAGACTAAAGGATTTTAAAATTTTGTACTCACTCTGGTTGGGTGACGATTCTTATATCAGGATCGTTAACGACAGAACATTACCGGCTGTCGTGCGCGAGGCACCCAGCCTTATGGCAAATATGTTTAATCTTGAGGCTAAGCCTCTAACCTACAAATATCCTTATTTCTGCG